GGTTATAGATACTTAACTCAAGTACCTAAACCACCTAATGTTATAGAGGTCACACAGATATGAACGGTAGAAAAGCAAAAGCATTAAGACGTAAAGCTGAAGGATTACTTATTGATTGGATAAGGACTATGGTTCCTGAAGGAGAAGATACTAAAAAGATTAACAAGAAAAACTTACACGAGTTTCTACCAGAGCAAACACATATCTTTGCTAACAATAGATTTATGTTAAGTGCTTATAGTCTTAGATGGTTTTATAAAAAGGTAAAACAAAATCCTAACTTTCATTTAGAAGAGTTAGATGCCTAAAAGAGTACCAAGAAAACCTAGACCTAAGAAAGTAGGTGTACCTAAAGGGTATGACAGTTTATGGGAAGCAACCTTACATGAGACTGTTCTACAAGAATGGAAACATCATTGGGATAATATTAATTATGTTGTTAAGCATAAATACGAACCTGATTTTGTAAAGGTTATAGATGGTAAAACAATTTTACTAGAAGCTAAAGGTAGGTTCTGGGACTATGCAGAGTATAGTAAGTACATACATATACGAGAAGCTATACCTAATAACTATGAGTTAGTATTTTTATTTCAGAAACCTTTCTCTCCAATGCCGGGTGCAAAGGTAAGGAAAGATAAAACAAAAAGAACTCATGCTGAATGGGCAGAGACAAATAATTTTAAATGGTATAGTGAAGATACATTACCAAAGGAATGGAAAAGTGAATTATAAATTTAACGAAGATAAAATATTAAATGAACTAAAAGCTTACGTAGGTAATACGTATGACCAACACTATGCTAATGGTAAGTATCAAGCAACAGATATGATAATTGATTCTGGATACGGAGAAGGATTCTGTCTTGGAAACATTATGAAGTATGCTATGAGGTTTGGAAAAAAGAACGGTAAAAACAATTTAGACCTATATAAAATTATACACTATGCTATAATAGCAATATACGTAAACAACAAGGAACAAGATAATGGTTGAAGATAAGATAGGAAAGAAACCTTACTTAGGTATAGAGATAGATTATGATAAAGAAAAAACATTTGATAAGTTTAGTTTAGATACACTCAAGGATAGATATTTTTGGGAAGGAGAAACACATGCACAAGAAGCATTCGCAAGAGCCTCGGTCTTCGGGGCAACCTACAAAGGTGAGACAGATTTTGAACTGGCTCAAAGACTTTATAACTACTCTTCCTCTCGTTGGTTCATGTTTAGCACTCCTATTCTTAGTAACGGGGGAACCACTCGTGGGCTTCCTATCAGTTGCTTCCTCAATTATGTTCCTGACAGCAGGGGTGGTTTATCTGCTCACTATGATGAGAACATATGGTTGGCAAGTTCAGGTGGAGGCATCGGTGGATATTGGGGCGATATTAGGAGCAATGGTATTTCAACTACTCATGGCTCTCGTTCTACTGGTTCAATTCCTTTCATGCACGTAGTTGATTCTCAGATGTTAGCCTTTAACCAAGGCACAACAAGACGTGGTTCTTATGCGGCTTACATGGATATAAGTCATCCGGAGATTGAAGAGTTTATTAACATGAGAAAAGAATCAGGTGGAGATATAAACAGAAAGAATCTTAATCTTCATAATGGTATAAACATTACTAACACTTTTCTAAAAGCTGTAGAACTAGATGAAGACTGGAGATTGATTGACCCTAAAACTAACGAAGCTGTAAAGACTATTAATGCTAGAGAGTTATGGTGGCAGATAATAAATGCTAGAGCTGAAACTGGTGAGCCTTACATGGTTAATATTGATAAGTGTAACGAAGCTTTACCAAAGCAACAAAAAGATTTAGGACTTAAGATACGCCAAAGTAATTTATGTTCTGAGATTACATTACCAACTGATGAAGAAAGAACAGCAGTATGTTGTTTATCTTCTGTAAACTTAGAATACTTTGATGACTGGTCAAAGGACGATAACTTTATACAAGATTTAATAACCATGCTTGATAATATAATTCAACATTATATTGACAATGCAATAGATACTACACAACTAGGAGAATACAGTGCAAATTTTAAACGCTTTCAAAAATATGTTAAAGAAGGTAAGGAAGGCTTTACCAAGAGTGCCTACTCAGCGTATCGAGAAAGGAGTCTCGGTCTCGGTGCTATGGGTTTCCATGCTTATCTTCAATCTAGGAACATTCCTTTCGAAGGTATTTACGCATCTGGGTTTAACTATAAGGCATTTACTTACATTAAAGGAAAGGCAAAGGAAGCAACTAAAGAGTTGGCTATTGAAAGGGGCGAGGCTCCTGACATCCACGGTAGTGGTAAGCGTAATGCTAATCTCCTTGCTATTGCTCCTAATGCTAGTAGTGGTATCATTTGTAGTGGGACTTCTCCTAGTATTGAGCCTTACAGGGCTAACTGCTATACTCACAAAACTTTATCCGGAAGCTATCAAGTAAAAAATAAATATCTTGAAAAGCTTTTGAAAGGTAAAGGTTTAAAAGTAGATGAGTTAGAAAAGATTTGGAAAGATATATCAGGTAGTGATGGTTCAGTCCAACACTTAGATATACTTACTGATGATGAGAAAGAAATATTTAAAACAGCTAATGAGATAAATCAAATATGGATTATTGAACATGCTGCTAAACGACAGGAGTTTGTGTGTCAGGCACAGTCTGTCAACCTTTTCTTTACCTTACCAAAGGCAACTGAACCTCAAGAAGTACATGATGAATACATGCAGTACGTAAATGATGTTCACTGGTATGGTATGAACAAACTTAAATCGCTTTACTATTTCCGTTCTAATGCTGCTCGTACAGTAGAGAATGTAAATGTTAAAGTACCAAGAATAAATTTAGAAGATACAGAATGTATCGCATGTGAGGGATAGTATGGAGTGTTGGCACTGTAAAACAGAATTAATATGGGGTGGAGACCACGACATAGAAGAAGAAGACGAGAATTATATTATGGAGACTAATTTAAGTTGTCCTAAATGTAATTCATTAACAATAGTATATTTACCAAAGGAAGAAAAATTATGAGCTTATTAAAAACTAGAGATTACTATAAACCGTTTGAATATCCTTGGATGTTTGACTACTATGTACTACAGAATCAAATGCATTGGATGCCTGAATCTGTACCGTTACATACAGATGTCAAAGATTGGCAGGAACTTTCAGATATAGAAAAGAATTTACTTACACAAATATTTAGATTGTTTACTCAGTCAGATGTAGATGTAGGTGCAGGATATATAGATAAGTATATGCCTATCTTTAAAAAGCCTGAAGCAAGAATGATGATGGGTTCGTTTGCAAACATGGAATCAATACATCAACATGCTTATAGTTTATTACTTGACACAGTTGGAATGCCTGAGATAGAGTACAAAGCTTTTTCAGAGTATGAAGAGATGTCAAACAAGCATGACTATGTTGGAAACTTTAAACCTACTAAAGCTAAGAAAGAAACTATTGCAAAAACTTTAGCAGTTTATTCAGCTTTTACAGAAGGACTACAGTTGTTCAGTAGCTTTGCAATCTTATTAAACTTTCCAAGGTTCGGTAAGATGAAAGGTATGGGACAGATAGTTACTTACTCTATTCGTGATGAGTCTATGCACGTTGAAGCAATGACAAAGTTATTCAGAGAGTTTATAAAAGAGAACATAGAAATATGGACAGATGATTTTAAGAAAGAACTATATGAGATATGTAGACATATGGTAGAGCTTGAAGATAAGTTTTTAGATTTAGTATTTGATATGGGAGATATTCAAGGACTAACTAAAAAAGATATGTATGCTTACAATAGATACATAGCAGATAGAAGATTATTACAACTTGGTCTTAAAACTAATTATGACCAAAGAGAAAATCCACTTGGTTGGATTGATGAAGTGACAGGTGTAGAACACCAGAACTTCTTTGAAGGTAGGGCTACTACCTATATGAAGGCAGGGTTGAGAGGTAGACAGGACAATATTAAATTTACAAATTTAGAGGAGTCCCATGATTAATAAGGACGAAGCTAACCTAGTTAGTTTCAAAATTATCTTAACAAGAGATAATAAAATAATGACAGAGTTTAGTATGCTTCCGGAGAATATGGTTGATGAGGTTTTCCCTATTGATGATAGACCATTGATGAAAACTATTATTAGAAATGGTAGAGCTAAATTAGAAAACTTACACGATTACTTTCAAAGAGAACTTAATGTTCTAAAGTAGTGTAGATAATTATCTCATCTTTCTTACCCTTTACTTTTATAGGGTCTAAATATCTTGTGGGTATATCAGAGTTCATAGCTGTGGTATACCCTATTACTATATCTTCTCCAACTTCTTTGGTAGAACTCTCTAACCTTGCAGCTAAATTAACTGCATCACCTATTGCTGAGTAATCAAACCTTGTATCACTTCCCATATTA